AAACATGTATATTTGGTTTTTTATCAGGATCTCGATCTCTTAAATCAAATTCTAACTCACCACCTTTATAATCTTTTGGATCACTTAAAGATACTGTTACAGATAGTTTTCTAATTTTACCTTGTGTTGGTCCAGGTTGTGTATATGGTGTATCCCATGAATCACAATGCCAGTCATAATATTGATTTAATTTATATTTTGTAAATTGACATGATTCTGAAAAATCCCATTCAAAATTCCAACCTGCACTTCTGTTTGCTTCATTTATGTAAGGTTGAATTTCTCTATAAATCCATCTATCACTCATCCAAACAATATTCGAATCTCTTTTTTTCTTAATATCGTTTATCTCATCATTTGTTAGTGGATCTTTTTGTAAATCTCTACCTCTACCATAACCACCTGTAATTGCTTGCTGCTCTCTTTCTTTTTCTGATTTTCCATATTTTACAATCAAATCACATATTCTAGGTGGTATAGCTGATTGAAAATAATAATAATAATTTGTTAGATTCATGAATAATTAAAATTTATCACAACTCTTCTTTTTTGATCTGTGCATGTAGAACCTGTATGCATTATATTAGAATCAAATGTTATATATTTATTTTTTTCACTTTTTATTTTTTTGCCACCTGAAAATTTAGTATAACCATTACAATCATTTAAATAAAATATACCAGTTGTCATATTTTCTATATCTGTATGTAATCCATGCTCTATAATACTTTCACTTTTTGTTAAAAGATTAGCTTTAATTCTTTCCATCTTTTTATATTTTAATTTTTTTAATATAGGTTTTAACAATTCCATTACTTCAGGTTTACAGTTTTCTTTTCCATTAACTACAAAAACATAAGTAAATTGAAAAAATTCATCTCCTTTATTAACTACTTCATTGTTATAATACCAAGGAAATGTATCTCCCATCATTTTTGATTCTAAAACTTTAAAATCTTTTTCGTTTAAAAAATTTTTATATATATTCATAAGTTGATATTAATATTGTTTGAAGTTTTTTTGATTTATTTTCAGTAATATAAAATCTTTGCATACTAGGGAATATGATAAATTTATTATTTTTTAAAGAAACATGCCAAGTTCTATTGACACGTCTATTGTCATCATAATGTATTACTACTTCTAGTTGCTCTTCATCATCAATATCAACACCATAAACACAAGTATAATCAGGTGCGTGTAATAAATCTAATGGTTCTACTAAATTTCTATTATGAGATTGTTGTTTTGTTTCAAGGATAATGCCAAAATCTAATTTAGGTATAAGTGTTTTAGAATGTTCTAATTTAAAATGATCTCTTAAATAATCTTTAAGCCATTGCAAAGGTTGTGAAAAAGGCACTTGATAATCTGTATAAGCAAAATCTCTTTCATTATTACTTATTCTTTTTTTATTTATAAAAGAATCAAATATATCGTTTTTTATTTTCTTACGATCTATTTCAAAACCTTTAGGACTATCTACTGTACCACTTATAATATCTATTTCAGATATTACTTTTTTAAACATAAAAATTAGTCTTTTGATATTTCTACTTTATCCCAGCTTTGAGTGTCTTCATTCCAAGCATTAGCATGAGTTTTCTTTTCTTCATCTGTGAGCTCAGGTTCATCACCTATTGGTGACTGCCATCTTGCTTCAGCTGTATTAAGAACCCAACTAGCATAAGGTTTTTTATTAATGAAAATATCATTATCTTCATCATAAATCATACCTATCCCAGCATAATTACCTCTTAATGCTTTAGAGTCATCGCCTGAACTATGTTTGTTAGCTAAAGTATTATAAGATGTTTTTTTCCAAAGTGGCCAGTTATGGATTCTTTCCAAAAACTGTCTACCTACTTCTTCATCTTCAATACCATCTGCGTTCTGGCAATCTTTATCAGCTACAACGTGTACCGCTATAACTTTATTGTTTGCTCCTAGTTTAGCATAATGTGCCATTTTTTTTCTCCTTTTTGTTAAATTTTATTTTATTTATCATAATTTATTTATTGGTATTTATATCTTATAATAACTACACCCGATCCACCAGCACCTCCAGTATTTCCTGGAGAGTTTCTTAATCCTCCGCCTCCACCACCTCTATTCGTAGCACCATTGTTTGCATTTGCTCCTGGAGTATTTATTCCTGCCGCACCTGATCCACATGGACTAGCTGAACCTGCTGCATGTGATGGATGACATACTCCTCCACCGCCTCCACCACCATAACCTACTGGTGAACCACTTATACAAGATGTTAAACCAGCACCACCATCTCCACCTGTGCTACCATCACCAGCACTACCAGCATTTGTAGCACCACCTCCACCACCTGAATAATTACTAGATGGGGTAACTCCTGCTCCTCCATTGTTACCCTGAGGTGGACTAACTGGCGGTGTGTTTCCAGTACCCCCTATACCATAAGTTCCATTTCCTGCTGCACCGCCACCACCAGAACCTCCAGGTTTTCCACTCATTGTTGGAGCTCCGCCAGGATTGGTTACTGTTCCACTACCTCCACCACCCGCAGAAGTAATTGTACTAAAAACTGAGTTTGCACCATCATTACCTTGTAATGCAGTGCCTTGTACTTCAGGAGTATTTGATCTTGCTGCTCCTCCAGCACCTACAGTTATAGGATAAGTAGAAGTGGTAACTGTAATTGCAGCAACGCAAGCCGCTAAAGGACCTGCTGTATAACAACCAGTAGAAGTTCCAGCAGAAGCTCTTACTCCTCCGCCTCCACCACCGCCTGTTCTATTCGTACTACCAATTCCTCCACCACCTGCTACTACCAAATAATCCACAGCATTGTCTGCTGGAGCATTAGCTAGTTTGGTTACAACAAAGTTTGCATCTGAATTAAACGTGTGAATTTTATAATTACCTGATGTAGTTACACACCCTCCTGTTGCTGATATGAATGCGTTACCTGTTACATCTGATGTTCCATCTTGGATTGATTGCCAACCTTTTGTGCTATCTACATAAATTAAAGTTACTGATTGTGATTGTGTATTTAATGTAGCACAAGCACATACTCCATTAATTTTTGATCCATTTCTACCAATAGTCACTGTGTTGGAATCAAAAGTGTTTGCATAATCTTTTATTGAAATAATATCACCAAATGATGGTGATGATGGTAAATTTATTGTAATTTCACCCGATGTTGTATTTAAAAAATATCCTTTTCCACTTACACCAGTTACAGTACCTGGACTGTTGGTATAAACAGTAGAACACCAGTCAACTGTGCCAGTTCTACCAAAACCTGTTTGTGATGCACCTGATGCAAGATTAACAGCACCACCACATCTACCTAACGTTACTGTTGCTCCATCAACTACAATCGTTTGACCAGAACCTGATCCAACTGTCGTTGTTGATCCACATTTTTTAATGATGTTAGAATTGTCTGAAACTTTATTTATATTATCTACTTTAATTGTACTTGCCATATGTTACCTATTGATATTTATATCTAATCATTACTATTCCACTACCACCTGCACCTGCTGGTCCTGGACTTGTACCTCCACCACCACCACCGCCTGTGTTAGTAGTTCCTGCTGTACCTGAAGCACAACTAGCTGGTCCACCACCACCTGCACCACCATCTGGATTTGGATTAGGTCCACCTGCACCTCCACCTGCAAAATATCTTGTTGAACTAACTGGTCCTGGACTTCCATAACTTGGAGCTGTTGGGCCAATAAAAGAATTTGAAATATAACTACCAGCTCCCCCAGTTCCACCTACACCTGGAGTTCCTCCATTAGTGCCTGCCGCACCTGCACCACCGCCTCCACCACCAGCTTGATTTCCGTCTCCTGAACCTCCTGATCCACTTCCTCCATCATTTCCTTGTGGTGGACTTACTGGTGGAGTATTTCCTGTTCCACCATTATATGCTTGTGGACCATCAGGGTCACCACCACCGCCTCCTGATCCACCTGGATCACCTTCACTGTCATTATAACCACCACCAAAACCTCCAGCAGTTGAAGTTATTGTTGAAAAGACAGATGGATTTCCATTTCCACCATTATTAGGTGTTGGATCAGCACCAGCAGAACCACCTGCACCTACTGTAATTGGATAAGTTGCAGCTGATACTGGTAAAGCATCTGTATTTGCTAAAGGTGAAGTTTGACCGCAAGGTAAGCCATAAAAATTTGATACTCTAAATCCTCCAGCACCACCTCCACCGCCACCTGCACCACCAGTGCCACCACCTGCTCCACTAGCAACTACCATATAATCAACTGAATTTGAACCTGCATCATTACCAACTGATGAAACTACAAAATTTCCATCTGCTGTAAATATATGTGTTTTATAATTACCGCAAGTAACTATTGCATTACCACCTGATGCACAAATAAAAGTTGCTCCTGTTACATTAGAACTTGAATCATGAATATCTTGCCAACCTTTTGTACTATCTACATATATTAATGTAACTGATTGTGCGTTTGTTGATAAAGATGAGTTAGCACAATTACCATTAATTTTAGAACCGTTTCTTCCAATAATAACAGAATTACTTGCAAAAGTACCTGCATAATCTTTTATTGCAATAATATCACCTACACTTGGACTAGCTGGTAAATTTATAGTGATTGAACCTGATGTTGTATTGAGAAAATAACCTTTGCCGTTAACACCCGTAACTGTTCCTGGACTATTTGTATATATTGTGCTACACCAATCAACAGTTCCTGTTCTACCGAAACCTGATTGACTAGCACCACATGCTAATGTAATTGTTTTTCCAGATTCACCTAATGTTACAGTGCTTCCTGATCTTGTTGTAATTGTATTTACTTTAATTGTGCTCATATGTTACCTATTGAAATTTGTATCTAATTACTACTATTCCTGATCCACCAGTAGATCCTTTACCATTATATGTAGCAGGAGCACCTCCTGCTCCTCCTGCACCTCCACCCCCTGTATTAGCTACACCTGCATTAGATGGGCCTGGGTTAGCAGAAAGTGGTTGACCATCTCCACCACCACCTACTCCACCTGAAGCGGGACTTGGAGCACCATAGTTAGTAGCACCACCAGCTCCACCACCAGCATAATATTGTGCTGGTCCTGGACCTGTTTCACCTGTTGCAGGATTAATTGCTGTGCTTACTCCTGCACCGCCTGCTCCAGATGTACTTGGAGTTCCATTAGCACCAACAGCACCAGCTCCTCCACCACCACCACTAGCGGCAGCTCCTGGGCCATACGTTCCACCATCACCTCCGTTATTCCCTTGTGGAGGACTTACGGGAGGTGTATTACCAGCACCTCCAGGTGTTGTTCCAGGATTAGGAGTATATGTTCCTCCTCCACCTGATCCACCTGCATTTGCTGCGTTAGTTAAAGATTCTGTTGATCCTTTTCCACCACCAGTCGATGTAATAGTTGAAAAAATTGAATTACCACCAACTGTATTACCACTAGCACAACTAGGATTTGCCGCAGCTCCTCCTGCACCAACTGTTATTGGATAAGCTGTTTGCGATAATGATAAAGAAGTTGAACTTGCTAAAGGACTAGCTGTATAAGAACCACTTGTAGCACTAGCATAAGATTCTCTAAATCCTCCTGCTCCACCTCCTGCTCCATGTGATCCTCCACCGCCACCACCTCCAGCTACAACTAAATAATCTGCTTTTGCTAAAGCACCACCACCAGCTGTTACAGTGAATGTTCCATCTGCTGTAAAAGTGTGTATTTTATAATCTCCTGAAGTAGTTATTGTTCCACCAGTTGCAGTTATAAAACCTGCACCAGTAATATCTGATGTTGAATCATGAATAGCTCTCCAGCCTCTAGTGCTATCTACATATATTAAAGTTATTGATTGATCTTCTGTATTTAAAGTTACATTTCCACATACGCCATTAATTTTTGAACTATTGTTTGATATGGTAACATTATTACTATCCCAAGTATTTGCATAATCTTTAAACGCTACAATATCTCCAGCAGATGGGGATGATGGAAGAGTTACTGTTATAGTTCCAGATGTTGTATTAAGAAAATAACCTTTACCACTTACAGCAGTAAATGATCCTGGTGAATTTGTTTTAACTGTAGTACACCAATCAACTGTTCCCGTACGGCCAAAACCTGATTGAGATGCACAACCTGCTAATGTAACAGTTTTACCTGCTGATCCTAATGTAAGTGTAGAACCACATTGAACATCTATTGTATTTACTTCTATTTTACTCATTATACTATTACCAGTGTTCCTGCAACTGTAACTGTCGCAGTAAATGTTACTGGACCAGCTAATAC